GTCTCTAGTTTTGGGGTTTAAAATGGGTGGAAAAACGGAAGTAATTGAAAACACTGCAATAAATACACAACAGAGCGATCGGGGTGTGTTTGCCCCCGCTGACGTGTTGGCAGAGTTTAATGCGGAGTTCTTGGATGAAATGTGGTGCAGGGCCTGGGTGCTGCAAAGATTGCATCGGGAGTCGCCGCGGTGTCCGGGATGCGAAGAAGAAATTCCAGACCGCCTCATGCAGAGTTTTTGCGAGACCAGGCGGATCCGCTGTGATCGGTGTGAAAAATATTTCACGGCCCTCACGGGTACTTTTTTAAGCGGATGCCATTTTTCCTTTCGGGAAATTGTGTTGCTGGCGTTCATGCTGGCCCTGGGCATCCGGGATAAACAAATCGCCGCAACGCTGAAAATCAGCGTCGAGAGCGTCCGCCTCTGGCGCCATCGCTTTAATGCGATCGCCCGGGCGAATAACATGGTTAATGGTGATGAAAATGGAAATTAAGAGAATGAACCTGGTGGATCTGACACCGACGGCACGCCGCTGGTCCGGGTCGAATCGTGCGGCATCGAAAGCGATATCTGGGAATTCGCCAAGCCGCAGGTAAGCAAAGAGCATCCGACCATGAAGCCGATCGGCCTAGTCGCCCGGGCGATCCGGAACAGCTCAAAGCCTGGCGCCCTGGTGCTGGATTCTTTTGGCGGCAGCGGCACCACGATGATGGCAGCCGAACAGACCAACCGGACCTGTTACCTGATGGAGCTGGACCCGAAATATTGTGACGTGGAAGTAAAACGCTGGGAATTATTCACCGGTGCAAAGGCGGAATTGATCCGCCGGGATTAAAAAGAGGAGCGGACAGTATTCTCAGGGAGCGGCAACTCCCCAGGAACCTGTGGTGGACACAGGGCGCAAGCGCTACCATCCGCATGAGAGTCACTAACATACTCGGACGCTCATATAAATGGCAAGAATGACAGAAGAAAAACAACAACAAGAATCTTTATGGGAGCCCGCCGATATCACGCGGCGCGTCCAACTACTTCGCAGGGTATTGCAGAACAAGCCTATGGATGAGGCAAAATTAAAAAACCTATTGGAGGTTGCCGAGGAAGCTGACCAGGTCAAGCTCAAGGTTCTATATAATGCCGTCATCAAGGGCGTGAACGAATACAATAAAAATTCATCGCAGATCAAACTGAAAAACTGGAAATCCGCGGAAAAAGAATTGGACGCCTACATCGATGTCCTCTGGGCGAAGTACATAGACCACGAACGCACCTTCCCCAACCTGCTGTCCGTGATCGATTACCTGAAACTCAACAAATGGAAAATAGCCAAGTCCCGGGCCTACGAGCACCAGAAAGAGGGGAAGATCACGCCGCAGGCCAACGGCACATATCGCCTGAGCGACGTCGAGAAATACGCCGCGACACACCTGAAGTTGTCCAGCGGCAAGACCGCTGCCGGCAACCTGGAAAAATACGCGGATGAAAAAGCCCGGGTTGAACTGGACAGGGAAAAAGAGAAACTCAAACAGATCCAACACAAAAACAAAATGGCGGACGGGCTCTTCGTTCCCAGGGAAGCCTTCGAGCAGGAACTGGCCAAGCGGGCCGCGGTGATTAAATCGGACGTCGAGAACTTCATCCGCGGAGGCGCGGAAAAGACCATCGCCCTCGTCGGCGGGGATCCGGCGAAGGCTCCGGCGTTGATTGAACACCAGCTGGACGCGGCCGCCGACTGGCTGAACCGTTATGCCGGCGATAAAGAATTCAAAGTTCCGGCGCCTGCAGCTGCTGCCGCAGTCGCAGCGCTGCAGGATGATCCGGATGAAGAAGATGAGTGAGGCGGGTGTGCGGCGTGGAAGGACACGCGCACGAAATGCACTAAGGCAGCTGGATCTGGGCATCTTTTCCGGTAGGGAGACGTCCCGATGGAAGACAGTTAGCTAGCCGGTACTCAAGCCCGGCCACGTCCGCCTTGCTCTTTGGTTAGCGTAATTTAACAGAGGCAGAGTCGAGCGCCGCGCGGAGGGGGCACGGGTAGCGGCGGGCCCCGAAATTATAAATTAAATTTTTGAAAGGGAATGATCATGAAAGAAAGAATTTTTAAAGAAATCGTGTTGGCGGAAATGCAGCCCAATTGTAACAACCCGCGCAAGAATTATTCCGGGCCAAAGTTTAATGAATTGGTTGCATCAATCAGACAGGTCGGTGTTATCGAGCCAATATTAATCCGGCCGATTACATCCATAAACCAACTTCGCGGTATTGGTGTTTTGTATGAAATCGTCGCTGGTGAACGTCGTTGGCGCGCCAGTAAATTGATTGCTTCTGAAAACGGAGGACCGGAACATGCGACCATCCCGGCTATCGTCCAGGAAATGACATCTGATGAAGCCTTTGACCTCATGACGATTGAGAACCTGCAGCGCGAAGATCTGACCGAAATAGAAGAGGCGCAGAGTTTTAAAAGTTATCTGGACAAAAAAGGAAAAGAAGCGTTGCCGGAGTTGGCGGAGCGGACCGGAATAAAACCGTCTTATATTTCGCGCCGCGTCGCCGTCCTCACCCTGCCGGCCGAGGTCCTCAAGGCCTGGGAGGACGGTAAAATCAAGTATGGACATTGTGAACAGTTATACCGCGTCAAGGATAAAAAATTAATCCTGCTGTATTTGAAACGGCTTCAGCTGCCGGATGGTACCTGGGATGCAATCGGCACCGTCAGAGATCTGAAAGAAAAGATCGATCGCCACGCGATCCTTTTGAAAAACGCAAAATTCAATCTTGATGAAGCCGGATGTCCGGCGTGCGCATCCAATACGGACGTGCAGAGTGCGCTTTTCGAGGATAAATATGAGGGCGGTGTGTATTGCACCAACGCCGAATGTTTTAAGAAAAATCAGGCCGTGGCGCTAAAGGCTAACTGGAAAAAATACGGCAAGCAGGCCGGGACCAATGGTTTTGTTTTCGAATGCGATACCAAGCCCGGATCGTATCATAATTTTCAATATTCAGTGGGAGTCCCTGGCGACAAATGCAAGGAATGCTCTCACTTTGTTTCGCGCCTGACTTTGGAAGGAAAATTCGGCGAAAAGCATATCTGTGTCGGTGATGAATCATGTTTTAATCAGATCGTCCGGGCGTCCAAAGCGAAAGACATGAAAGAAAATAACACACCGAAATCAAACAAACAATCGGAAGACGCGCCGCGTGTCGGGTGGCACGGCCAGCATTTCCGTGAAGAGTTTTATAAAAACAGAATTCCGGAAGAGATGGATAAACTCCCCATTACCGATTCCCGCTGCCTGTGCCTTTCCCTCTTCGCCCTGGTGGAATCAAACAGCGGCGCCAAGATTCAATTCGCCCGGCAATGGGTGCCCAACTACGAGAAAAAAAATATTACGTGGGAAGCCGATATCAAGACCCGGGATGTCTGGAAAAAGATCACGGAAATGACGCTGGATGAATTGAACCAGGCGCATCGTGATCTGGCCCATGCGGTTATTATGCAAACCCCGACTGTAATGGCCGTCGAGCGCCATTATGTCGCCCAACTGCTGGGGATTGAGCTGGCCAGTGAATGGCGCCTCAACGAAGACTATCTGGATAAGAAGACCACCAAGGAAATACTCGACATCATCGTCCGGCACGGCATCGATAAAGACACAAAGGCATTGGCCTACCTGCACGAAACACTGAACAAGAAACGCGACCGCTTCGATACGTGCAAAAAAATGGAGCTGGTTGACCTGATTTTAAAATCAGGCATGGACCTGGCCGGCAAGGTTCCCAAAGAGATATTGACCGTGGGGCGTGAATAATGTTCGCAACCAAGATTTTTCCGGGGATTATCATCGCGCTGTCCATTTGCGCGTGTGTGATTTACGCGGCGAAGGGCGACGCCCGGCATGCCATTTACTGGCTGTCCGCGGCGGTGCTGAATATTTCGGTTACGTTTTGAGGTAATTATGAAACATATCTATAGTAATGAAGATTGTGGCTTACTTTCTGTTTTTGTGGAAGCTGATTTCTGGCGCAAATTCACCGTGGGCGATCAAGAAACATGGATCAAGGAATTAAGCAAAGTATTAGAAAAAAGAATTAATGATAATGCGGAGGCTTATTTCCCGAGAGAATATGGTTTCTGTGGCGATGATGGTTATGGGAATAAGACGCCAAGGGATCCTCTTACGATATATGTGTGCTTAAACTGGGCAGATGATATGGGGGGCGAAGGCCCAGTATTCTCTTTTTCATTGCGAGACTTATGGAAGAGAATGCTTGATGGTAGTGTCAATCTAGATTCTAAAAAAAATATCATAGAAGACAAAAAATCTGCAAAAGATGTGCGGGCAATATCGTCTGCGCTGCGAAAATTGGCGGACGAGATGGATGCCGCAATTAAAACATTAGAATCTTGATGAGTTGAATATTATGTACTTAGACACAACCACATGCTCCCCCACCCGCCCGCCGCCCCCCCCG